TAACTGCCTTTGCTTAGCATTTACAAAAGTCTTTGACCATTGATAAAAGTTTTTGTATTGTGCAAATGGGTTGTATGCACTAAGCCAAAACTGATGGTACCATTGCGAGTAAGATTCTGCTGAAGGTGTACCCGAAAGTAATATCATTGGCACACGTGAAAAACGTAACTTAAAATCTTTCGTTCTATTACTTGGTTTTGGAAACGCACCCATAGAATGCGCCTCGTCTTGTATAACGATATCAAAATCATTGTCTGTTACCTTTTGTAATGACTCATTATTTATTACCGTTAAATCGAATGTAAATCCAAAATCTTTGTAGTCGCTTTCAATCGAGCCAATAGCTTTTTTCTTTGTTAAGAATAGCACTTTTTTAGCGCCGTATAGTCTACATGTTTCAAGTGCTGTTGCTGTTTTTCCAACGCGTACGCTGAATTGAAGGTAAACTATTCGTTTTTCTTTTAGTATATAGACCGCTTTTTTAGATAGGTCAACTTGGTAATCTCTTAGTGTTTTGTTTAAAATGGACATTCTTCTGATGGTTTTGTAAGTTCGTCAATAGCTTCTATTTTTATTTTTCCAATTCCCCCACTATACGAGCTTTCAAAATTGAAATCGTAAAACTCGCAAAATTTCTTCAAGTTCCTTGTCATTATGTTTTGTGAAATATTTCGTTTTCTTAACTCAGGAAATGATTCAAGTAAATTATCATAAACAGTTTTAACTTTTAACCATTCGTTTTTGTCAATTGAATTAAAGAAAATAACCATTTCGTCTGAAATTTCATTAACCAACTTTCTGTAAGCTAAATTAAATAACGGCATTTCAACAAGTCCTTTTTCTAAATAAATTTGTACGCATTCCATCATGTAGTTGTCAAAACGTGACCATTCTTCCTGATCCCAATCATTAAACAATTGATGTCCGAACTCATGCAATGGTGTATACTTATCGTTAAAATAACTACTCATTTCAACTTCATATTTTCGAGCTAAAAACGATGCAGAATCTCCGTTAATAGTATAGTTTGTTGTAATAATAATTTTAGGGCTTTCTGTTACATCAAGCTTTATGGAATCTTTTCCTTTATATTCTATCGTTATACCTTCTGTAATAACACTAAAAAGATTCTCAAAATTAAAGTTTTTGCGAACATCATCAAATACTAACACTTGGCAATCTGTCGCTACATTCTGATAAGGAAAAGACTTATTAAAATCAAAAGTTTTACCATCCAAAGATTGAACTTTACGCAAATGTTTCAAAGCATTCCAAAATACACCCTTACCGCTTCGTCCATTTGGATTCTCTGAAATGACCTCGTCATTAAATACAATAGCTTTATTGTTAGAATTCGTTTTATAAGAATGTAAAAGGTAGCCTATAACAGTCTGAAATGCTTTGTATTTCTCTTCATTCTGCCCTGATATTTTCCACATAAACTGCCTGTATTCAGAAGGGTGATGGTCAATTGGAAAATAGTCTCTGTTAATCACTTGGTCTCTCCATACTCCTGAGTCAATCTCAGAATAACTCATAACAGAACGTCCTTGTTTTGTTATGTTTACAATGCAGTTTTTGTAATATAAAAAACAATTCTCTTTTGTATCCTTTAATGTTTTAATAGGCTTTGATTTTAACAATGATAAATAGTCACGTTTAAAAAACTTTAAGTTTCCTGTAATCAAATTAAATACACCCTCGTCACATTTGTTTTTTTCTACCCAATCAATCACAAAATCTTTGATGTCTTTTTCATAAACAATCTTTAAGAAGATACCATCTTTATGAATAAAATCAAAGGTACTACCTTCATTCGGTGAATTTTTAAAGAAATCGTTTGACTCTAAAAAATCTTTGAATCGTTTGTTATTAAGTGAGTAATTTCCTTTTTCTGTTGTCGACCAAAACTCTTCATTGTCGACCATGTTAAATCGTTTTCTTAAATCATCTTTTGCACGTTTCCAATCACCATCATACTTTAATTCTGTTAAGATATTAAATGGGCTGTACGCCTGTCTTGATTTAAAAGGTTCGCAGCTTGCATCTTCTGAAAAAATATAAAACATACTTTTGAAATGTCCGAATGTAGCACTAAAACCATCTTTTGCATCTTTATTCGGTCTCGTCCAATATTCAACACCATCTGCTTTTGTTGTGCTTAATTGCCATCCTGATTTGTACAATAATTCTTTTGCTTCATTCTCAAATTCAATATTGTATTTTCCATCAGGTGTATCTGTTTTCCAACTTTCAGCCCATTTTTTATCAGTAGATGAAATTTTAGCACGGCTTACAATCTCTTTGTATTTGTTGAATGAGTGTGCATAATCTTTAATTGCTAACCATTCTTTTTCTGAGTCAATCTCAGTTAGTTTTAAATATTCAACTCCTGTTAAATGAGTATACCCTTCACTTGGATAACAGGCACAATATTGACCATTGCCACGTATCTCAATCATTACGGATTTAGTTTCCCAATATGCGAAAACATCACCTTTTAAAACTTCTTTTGAATACCTAAAATAAACATGATAGCCACCGCCCATAGTTTTATAAACGGATAGTTTTCCCTCTTCAAGTAATGAATAAACAAAAGGAATGTCTATAAACTCAGAATATATATTATCTACATTTTCGCCGTTGTGACAATCAAAGTCTAAACAGTAGAAACCATCTGAAACAGAACCACACGCTATTCCTATCTTCTCAGCTTGTTTAAATAGTTTTTCAATATCTTTTTCATTTACCTTTTCATATAGGTAGTTATGCCCTTTTTCAAGCATTGGCGCTTTATTTGTTTTTAAAGGCAAAGGATTTAAACCTTCATTAAGAAGGTCATAAGCAAAATCAATCATCATAATGTATTTAAAGTTAAAATTTCGTACTTGTTAACAAACTCAGGCATCCAATCATATTCCTCCTCAATCACATACTTAACAGTTATATTGTAGGAATCATCCACCATTTGAGAAATTAAATCTACATAAAGATTAGTCTGTAATAGGTTAATCAATTCAATAGATTTTTTCTGTTCATAGATTATAATATTCTTTTTATCAAATACTACCACATCAGGAATCGCAAATCTAATAAAATTCTCATAATTATATTGGTATGCAATAACTAATTGTTTTTCCAACTTGTCATATTTTTTTGATAGTTGTGAGTAAATTAGATCTTCTCTTTTTCTTGATAGCTCCTGAGCATTTCTTGCTGTGTAGAAGTATTCTCTATTTATATCGTCTCTATGCAGCTTAACATTGTTAAGAAGTAAGAACTCATATAAATCTGATGCTTTCGCTTTAATTGATAGCCTTTTGATTATATCACTTAAATACGTTTTATTCACTTGAAACTCTTCTATTCTCTTTTCAACTGTCCATTCAGAAGTGTAAAGTTTAGGCCTGTACATTTTAACATGTTCAAAATTACTATCTCTGTAATTAGTACATCCTATCATTTCAAAATCTCTATTGTAATAAGTTAGATCACCTAAACAATTACATTTCAAAGTTGGTTTTACACCTGATTGAATAGTATTAACCATTCTATTAAACTTCTCAGAATCTACTTTGTATTTAAGTTGTCGTTCTTCTTCTTGAAAAGTTACCTTATCGGTAAACTCTTTTAATTTCTCATCATAATATGAATTATGAACTTTGATTATCATTTCTGATATCTGTTGTAATTGTTCTAAGGTAGCTTTGTTTCTGCCTTTTTCAATTCTTGACTTTCTAATGTCGAGGTCAAACTCCGTTGCTCTTCTAACAAATTTAAAATCGCTCATAAAATAAAAAACCTCGGGTATCGGTGGTGGAAGTCACGTCAACTCGAGGAGTTTAAAAAATTTCTTACTGTAGCTTCCACTCTACTCTGCAAATATAATAATTAAATTCAATTAAATACAATACTATCGTAATTTATATTTATTCTAAATAAGAAAAATTAGAAATATTTTAAAAGTAAAAAGTGACGGTTTTTTTCGCTTGTAACTAATTGTAAAATAAAACGTTAAATGCAAAACGTAAAAATGTCAACTTTTTTTCAGAAAAAAAAATAAATGTTTTACACTATGTACTAAGGGCGATATAACTTTGATTTTTTATTTCTTTTTTCAACTCATTAATAATGAAAGGAAAACAAGCGAAATAATTATTTATGTAATTTTTCTATTTTTACACACAAAAAAACCCAACCGTTAAAGATTGGGCTTGGATTTAAAATGGAGGTTGCCAGCATTCACCGACTTTGTTTTGTTTATAGGGTTCTATTTCACTATGAAACATCCGTTTTGTTTGCAGAAACGTACAATCGCTTATAGTTGTTATTTCTGCGGTGTATACGGTGTTCTCGTAAAATACCAACGAATCATGTTTAATGTCCGTTATGCGAAGGCAATCGCACGTTTTCACTTCTTCTTTTTGGCATCCTACCATTAGCAATGCTGCTGCAATTATTAGTTTTTTCATAACATCTTTTTTAATAGATAAAACAATTCTTGAGCTTCATCGTAATCTAATCGATTTTTATTCCTTTGGTTAAATTCAATTCCATTTCCTGTGTCTTGCGCTTCAAAAATTGGCTTTCCTTTTAAATCTTCAAACCAACCTTTATCTTTTGGGTCAGCTATTAACGTATGTTTACCTTCTGTTTTTTGGTATAAATAACCACATCCACCTATTTTCATAACATCTTTTTTAATAGTTCAATATAACCCTCTTCCTCTGCGTAGCCTATCTTTTTAAGGAACTCAAAATAATCGCCTGTAACGTATCTTTTCGCCTGCCACGTCTTGTAATACTCCACGCACTCTTCAACGCTCTTAAATCGCATTAATTTGCGCTTATAAATGAATCCAAACGCATTGTTGTACTCTCTAAATGCTCTACTCTTTCCATTACCCGTTTCAAGTCGGTATTGTGCGTAAACGATTTCAGGATGTTTTATCTTTTTGTCCTTGATTTGCTGTAAACTCAATTGAGCGATAGATAGACTGCTCATCATCAGAAAGCTCGTCAAAAGTAGGGGCTTGATAAATGTAATCTTCTTCATTGTATGCTTCGTTTTTATGCCCAAAATATAGGCTTGTTATATACTTTTTTCCTTCGTACGTTGCGATTGCGTGACCAACGGTTGCAACGGGTACGTTTAAATGCTTTGCGATGTCAAGCTGAATCCATCCAGCCTCTATCATATTACGAACACGGTCGTAAATGTAGTTATAGTTCGAAGGGCTTCTCACAATAGCAATTTATTAAAATGTTTTGAAATGGACCTTCTTGGTCGTAATCGGTAACCATGTATTCACCCGAACCACCGCATGTAGTACATTTGTTTATTTCTGCAAATTCATCAAATTGCTCAAGTTCCATTGTAGTACAAATGCGGTCGCCCTCTTCGCTGTAAACAAGCCCGTCGTTGATATATAGACGCTCTCTAAGGTCTTCAAACGATGCGTAAACACTATCGCTATCAATCTTCATAAATTCAACGTCTGAGGGCATGATTAGCGTATCAACGTTAAATATTTTATTTATTATCTTTTTCATAGCTCAAGCCTGTTAAAGTCCAACCTAATAATGCGAATGCAGTCCAAAATGCTGTAGATGCGTTCCAATACTGATTTACAAAACCAACAATAATAATGCAAACCAATGCGTATAATAATTTTTTAGCGTTTTTCATGTCCCATAATTTTTAAGATGAATAAATAGTTTTCGCCAGCAACCTTTTGCGCTTCGGTTACTAACTGCTCTGAGAATGGTACTTTGTCGAATCTGTTACCATAGCCAACCTTTTCTCTAATTTCTGAAATTTGGCTTTCAATTAAATCTGCTGTTTTCATTTGTTTATTTATTATTTTTAATTTGTTTGATGTCCCATATTAGTTAAAAATATGGGATAGTGCGTAAACATTTTTGCAAATTTGCGTTTTTGCTTTTTTAGAACGTTCTGTTTTTTGTTCTAACAATTCAAGAATTAAAGCATTTTCCTCTTGAATAGCTTTTTCAACTGCCTCTAAAGGTTCTAATCCTGCGATTATGTAGTTAATTGCTCTTTCTTCTGCTGAGTGTGATAGTCCTGTTTTCATGTTGTATGTTTTTAATTGTATAGCAAATATATATATTAATAATGAATGCACCAAACTTTTAGGCAAAAAAAAAGCGATTAATTTCTTAACCGCTTAAAACACACGTATAAAGATACTAAAATTCTTTTAATAAACAATAGGTAACATGATTTTGATTTTTAACCATGTTTATTATCATTCTATACTGCTCTACATTATTACACACTTGGCAACCAGCAGAATAATTACCTACATTCTCACCAACTAACCTAACCGACAAATCATTTGATATACTATGAAAGTTAATACCATAACCACTACCCGTAATTGGCGCGCCTATCTCTTCACTCTTCCCATCTTTATCTCCGTCACGGTAAACAATGAATGGTCCTACTTGACGAAGTGCTGGCATCTTTCCTTGGTGCAGTCCAAACTTCCAAACATCGTAGTAAACTTCATCAGCTTTAACAACCGCAGCGCCTACCTTATTATACTTAAGATAGCCACCTTGTAAAATTGGTGTTCCTGGGTTAGTTGTTCCTGTTACTACCTTTACAAATTGCTCTCCATTGAATAGATAAAACTTATCATCGTATTTGTTAGGCGCATCTTCTTCACTACGTACACCAACAATCCAATACCCTTGTGGTATACCTTTAAATGATTTTAAACTCTTTACCCTATCGAGTATTTGTTTATCTGTATAATTTTTAACGTTGGTCATCGATTGTCAATTGAGATAAAACACCAGTTACCGACCCAACGGCAACCATATAACCTCCTATTAAGGATAGCCCAAAAGGTGGCGCAACAATAACAGCTCCTAAACCTCCGATAACTATTCCTACACTTTGCACTTTCTTCCAAAAGTTTGGTGTCGGTGCTAACCATCTATTTTTTAAACTCTTCAAAACTTCCATCTGTAAATTTTATTAAATAATTACTTGCATCGTGCCATATTGTAGCCACTATCTTACCATTTAGTTGTTGCCCTTCGTAGTATTTACGTTTCATATAAATGGCACAATAACAGGGTTATAATCAATCTCAGGCAATGTTAATAGCCACGCATCGCATGGAATAGCCTCCGCTTGTTGTAACGTGCATCCGTTTACTTCTTCATTGGATATGAACCACACTCCGTCAGCATCTAAAATAGGATTAAATAATTGTCCTTCATATCCCCATACTTTACCTACAAGGATATTCTTTTGCTCTACTGTTAATTGTCTAACTTTCATAATTAAAAAGGATAATATTTTGTTTGTAATTCTGTTATCTCCGATTGTGTTAATACTCTATTCCATATTCCAAATTCATCAATTTTTCCATTAAACGATGGTAGTGCAGTTATATTGTCGCTTGCAGTATAACAGCCAATTCTAAATGGACAATTTGTATTAAAATTTGACGCTGAATAAGGTGATATATTAAGTACTCCAGTTCTATTTACCGATTGTAATGTTCCATTTAAATATATATCTAACACGCTAGTCCTATCAACGACAAAAACAACATTGTACCATGTATTTATGGATACACTATTCAAAGTTTCAACAAACGCAACCCCCCCACTAGTTTCTAAGAAAAATTTAACTTTGTCATTTTGTAAAGATGCAGAAAATCTACCCATTAACCCAGCAGCGAGTGATTTTGCAAATAAAAGTTGCTCAGTTGTTGATACCGCAGTATTAAACCACATAGAATAAGACCAACTATTTAGTCCTACATCTAGCACATCTCCCATATCTACATATGAAGTAGTACCGTTTAGATTAAAAGCGTTACCACTCTTACCACTTACATAAGTTAACCCTCCATTAGCAGTTCCATTATTTGCTCCAAATGAATCATTTGCAGTTGATTCAGCTTTATAAACTGCATATAAATTATTTAATAATGTAGAAGGCGGTAATCCTCCGCTGCTACTTAGAATCCCGTGGTTTGCTAATATCATTTAAGTAAATTTTAAGTTTGATTATGTTTTCTTCCTTTGGTTTATACTCTTTTTTTTTCTTCATAAATACCAATTTGTTAAATAGTTATTATGTTGTGGATATACATCTCCGTTTTGATTCGCTGTATACTCAGGAAACAAACTATTATTCTTGCAAATATAGTCTAAAAACCTTTGCGAGTAACTTTCAGCTATGCGTTTTTCTTTCTCTATCAAATAGTCAACTTCCTCTTTCGATACGATTTCACTATTCTCTGATTGATGCTTATATATCCCTTTATTTGAAATCGTGTAAGCGCAGAAAGGTAAATACTCAACCATTGTGAAATGTATCAACATAGGCTTTAAATATGACCTTACAAGCGTTATGTAATTACCTGCAAGCGTGTTGTTGGTTATATCCGTTTTTATCTTATCAAGTAGCTTAGTTCCCGTGTATTGCTGAATCCAAATGTTTTGTGCTACAAGTACAAATTGAATAACCTTATCAACGTCCGTGTTTGCGTTTAAAGAGGTGTATTCTTGTAGGTCTTTTTTCGATATTAATAGTGCTTCTGCCATGTTTTATTATTTAGGTAAAAATCCTTTGTTAGGCATATCAATTGGACGTGTATATACTCGTTGGTCGTTTGTTGGTGCAATTTCTCCTAACTTTCTTGTTTGTGACGGTGTGAACTTTTTAGCCAATGGTGAATTAACGTCTGACTTTCTTAAGTAAGTTTCACGTACCCATTTATGGTGGCAAGCTCCACCGCCTTTGTATAACCAAACATCATAAGTAGTTGCCCCACGTGGACCAAAACCGCCCTCTGTTCCATCTGCTCTTGTACTTGTTTGGTTTACAATTTCACTGCTCATTCTTACAATATCCTCTTTTCTGTAAACTTTGTTAGCTTGAATCATTTTTTTACAAAACAAACGAGACTTATCAGTTATTTCTCCAATGTATCTGTATCTATGCTTAAATATTTCGCCGTCTTGAATACTCTTTGTATTTGGTCGTGCCGTGCCTGTTTTAACTAAATTCAAAACCTTAGCTAATTTCGTAGGTTCGTTTAATTTACGTAATTGCTCATCCAATTCATCTTCAAGCTCGTAATCTACTTCGTGGCTATCAATTAACACCCACTCATCTAAAT